CGAGCTATCGATGAGCCGATTTGCCACGGATATTTTAATAAAAGAACTTCGGAAAAACGATGGGGACTTGGACAAATGGGCGAATTCACTGGTTTAGATTTCGGCAGTAATCTCTCACGGGAAGTCTCCGAAGCTTATGAAAAGTTTTGGACGAAGAATCAACTGACTACGGTTTGGGCTAATGGGGAAGGGCGGACCGTGCGGACTAGTACACCGCGGGTCCGCCCTAAAGCCAAGAGTGATTTAGATTTTAGGAATAAGAAGAAAGGGACGAAAGATGGCGATTACAAAGGAACAAATAGCTGAAGCATATAAGCGGCTGGATATTCTAACCGCACAGATCGGAAATGCTCGAATCCGCAAGATGCACAAAGACCCGCTTAAACAATTTATTAAGGCGGTGGAAAAGGAATTAGCGAAATGAAAACACAATATAAAATGGGCAGAGGATTACCTCGAGGAGAGAAGGTAGTCGTAAAAGTGGGAAGCCGGCAAGCGGATGTAATCCTAGATACCGATAAAATGAATTGGCGGGTAAAGCTAGATACTCCCGACCTTCCCGAACTGGAATATCCAACCCTTGAAAATGCGGTAATGTCAGCGGAAACAATTTTAAAGGAGGATCGAAATTGATCGCCTTGGATGTGGAAACAGTTTGGTCGAAGAGTTACTCAGTGGCCACGATGGGATTGGATCGATATGCCAAGCACCCGGACTTTCGGGTAACCATAGTCAGCCTGGTAGCCGATGATGGATTTGAGTGGGTAGGAGATCCTCGGGACTTACCGGTCGATATTCTTAACGGACAATCGATATGCGCCCATAATGCCGAGTTCGATTCGGTATGCTGTAGGATGGCAATGGCGAGGGGGCAGATGCCACAGTTTACTCCGAGGGAATGGATTTGTACGGCGGACATGGCGAGCTGGCATCAGTTGCCGAGGTCATTGGCTGGATGCTATAAGGAATTATTCGGCGAGGAGTTGAACAAGGATGCCCGCAATGAAATGAGCGGACTTCGACCCGAAGAGATCCTCGGAAATGAATCGTTCAAAGAGTATGCACTCGGAGATTCCCGAGCGTGTATCCGCATTTATAATGAACTAAAAACCTCATTCCCCGAAAAAGAATTTCTATTGTCCGCATTTACCCGAAGGACGGCAAGTCGAGGGATGGCAATCGATCAGAAACTATGTCAGGAATATATTAATAAGACTGAGGCAATAATGAAGGAGGTCGAAACCTTTCTGCCTTGGGTGGGCCCAGGTGGAGGTGAACCGACTTCGACTGTCGCTATGGCCGCTTATTTAAAGATGCAGAATGTCGAACCTCCGAAGTCTACTCAGGAGGGTGATTCGGAACTGCTTCTTTGGAAGGCTAGAAATCCCCAGTACGCTGGAATCCTGGAAGCGATGACCCGATGGAGGAAAGCGAATAAAGCGAGGCAGACTTATATCAGTATGATCCTTCGAGTCCGCCCCGATCATCGAGTTTCCACCCGTCTAAAGTATTGCGGTGCGCCTCACACAGGTCGATGGAGTGGAGCGGGTGGATTAAACTTTCAGGGCATTCCTCGGGACGAGGTTGAGGGTACATCGGCTAAGAAATGTCTGACACCTGGTAAAGGACGAGTCATGGTCTCTGCGGATCTTTCGCAAATAGAACCGCGCGTTTTAGCGTACCTTTGCGGGGACTTCGATTTCTTAGGTTTGGTCAGAGGCGGGATAGATTTATACGAAGCTCATGGCCGAGCGACTGGACTCTATAACGAGGATGAGCCGATGAAAGATTTAGCCCCCGAACTTCGTCATCTCTGTAAAGCCCGTGTTCTCGGATTAGGCTATGGATGCGGCCCGAAGAAATTTGGCCAAGTGGCACAGGCTTTAACTGGGGGGAAACTAAATATGACCGATTCTGAGTCCAAAAAACAGGTCAAAGATTTTAGAAATCAGAACCCCAAGATTGTCGAGCTATGGAAGAAGTGCGAGGACCACATCCGAGAGGAGGCCAAGCATACTCCCGAGTGTGCAACCATGATCTGCAAGTCAGGTAAGCCGATCCGATATTTCAATGTACAGGATGATGGCAAGGAACTCACTGGGCAGAAGGTCAGAGGGCAAGGTCGGATGAAGCTGTATGGCGGACTCCTCGTTGAGAACTTAGTCCAGTCAACCGCTCGGGAAATCATGGCAGATTCACTCTTAAAGATAGAGGCCGCCGGTCTGCCGGTTGTGCTTCATGTGCATGATTCTGTCACAGTCGAAGTGGCTGAGAATGAGGGACAGGCGGCACTCGATTTAATGATTCAACTACTAACCGAAGAACCTCTCTATATGCCGGGGCTACCCTTGGCGGCAGAGGGGGAAATCAAAAACCACTACTAAATATGGAAGAAATAAAAAAACTAATCTGTGATACTGTAAATCCTTGGCTCAAGATTTTGCCGAAAGAAAACCATGAGGAGTTTGCTCAAAAGTTTCAGGTACTAATTAACGATATGTTTAAGGCCAAGCATAAGCAATTAGTCGAGACGAACTTTGGCGGGGGGGATAAATAATGGCAGATACATTTGAAATCGAAAATTTCCCGCACCCTGAAGTGGGTGAATACGAAATACTAGGGCATTTACTTGGGGCATTAATAGTTGGAGACGATCCTTACTCCGCAAAAATACATTTTTATTTTGAAAAAAAGGGGGTAAAAACAATTTTCGTATTAGAGGATTCCGAGCAGAATTATTATATCATCGATCAAATTACTAACCGGTTAAAAGACCAGCTGTTAATTCAGTCAAGGTATGGCAGATTGGATGTGAAATTAATAGTCGAAAATAAAGACGGGCATCTAAATATCGATTTTCCGTAAGATGATGAATAATAAAATCATCGGGCTGACAGGTCCAAAGGGTGTAGGTAAATCGACTTACGCTAAATCAATCGAGGGGGCGATTATTCTATCCTTCGCCACTCCCATCAAAGAAATGCTCAAGGTGATATTGCCGGGGGAAAAGTATCTTAACTTTAAAGAAGAACCGATACCCCAGTTCCCCGATGGATTAAATACCAGGCAATTATTACAGAGCCTCGGGACGGAGTGGGGAAGGGAAGGGGTTTATCCGAATATTTGGGTGGACCAAGCATACAAGGCGGCCGAGCCATACATCGGAAAGCGGACAATCGTATTTGATGATATCCGCTTCCCTAATGAAGCATGGGCGATTAGACGGTGGGGACATACCCATGAGGTGTTGACGGAGATAGTTCACATTTCTCGTAAAGGATACGAGCCGGATGAAAACGATCACCATGTGTCCGAGGCGGGACTACCAAGGGGAATGATCGATCAATGGGTGTCGGTGGGTGAGGATGGGAAAAGCTAGGAAAATATCCGACAAGATGGCAACCGATGCCAAGCTCAGGAATATGCTTCTCAACATTCCCGAGGACCACCGGGGATTTTCTCAGGCGGAAATCGCCCGCAAAACGGGGATACCACAGCAGACTATTTCGCGAATTGAATCTCAGGCGATCGGTAAGCTAACTGACTATATTCAGCAATTTATTAGCGAAGAGGGTTCCGACTAAATGGCAATCCTATCGACAGATATGGCGGGGTTCTTCGACCGGCTCCCGCAAGGAGACTTTGGCCATCATACCTTTATTGCCCGCCTTACCCTCCGTGCCGCCATGCATCAATCGGACTTTGAAAAGGCTCACGATTATTGCATCGAGGTCGCAAAAGAATTTACCCGCCGACCACTTCAGCCGAACGAGATCCGAAATGCTCTGGCCGGTGCGTATCAAATCCTGTCAGGTGAGAAGATTATCAGTCCCACCAAGAAAGTTTCAATTGATACCGGAATATCAACAAACGCAAAGGGTAAACCCGAGGATCTCGAAATGCTTCAACTCCGCTCCGCCGCCATTCCTTTGAATGCGGCGGAGGCGGTTTCCAAGCTGTTCAAGTCTGACCAGTGGATAAACATTCAGGCGGATAAATATAATACCATGATTAAGTCAGCGGGCGATTGGGGGATCAGTCAAGGGGTAGGGCAGATGGAATTTATTTCGTACAACCCATTCAAGGATATCGGTCCTCGGGTAAAAGAGAATGCCGGTGAGCGGATGTATCTAGTCCACGAAATTGATGACCCGACTTGGACGAAAGCTGATCAGATTGGACCGGCACTTGCCCTCGAAGCAATCTGCCCGCTCAAGATGATAGTCGATTCAGGCGGTCAGAGTCTACATTGCTGGTACGATTGGATACCTGGTAAAGCCGAGCAGTTTAAACACATGAGCATGAAGCTCGGAGCCGATCCATCGATTTATAATTCCCCTCTCGGTTTAGTCCGACTGCCTTGGGGAACGAGAAAACCGAAGACTGAGAAGGGCGAGAAGTATACTGCCCAGCAACCTATTCTATTTTGGCGGGAATGATTAATACACTACTCAAAGCAACCATCGTACGACGGTTTATTAAATTAGGAATTAAGCCCGTTAAAGCGATGTATATGGCTGATCGGTTAGCTGAAGGGGATGCCGTTTTGCTTGTCAGAAATGACATAAATTTAAAGCCCCAAATAATTTTAACATTAATCAAAAATAACATAAAACCAAATAATGCAGATGAGACCTGAAAACGATCCATACTATAAAGCACAGCTTAAAGCCATCGAACTGGAGTATATGCTCGACAGCCCGACCGTCACGAATATGCCCAACCGATCCATCGAGGTGAGGAATGACGATCCGAAACCACTCCCCGAGATTATGTCATTCGGACAGTGCATGGAGTTCGCCACAAACCCCGCCAACGAGCTTGAAGAGATTATCGAGGGATGTCTGCACGAAGGATGCAAGATGATTATCTCAGGCTCCAGTAAGGCGGGTAAGACTTGGTCACTCATTAACTTGGCCATCGCCGCATCCAATGGGATGCCTTGGCTGGGGATGCCGGTTAAGCAGAGTAAAGTCCTTTACCTAGACTTCGAGCTAAAGAAATTCTTTGGTACTGATAGGATTAAGCGGGTAGCCAAGGCAACCTTTAACGGGGAGATTAAGCCCAACCATCATTTAGATTATTGGCCACTTCGAGGTCACCGGGCAGAACTCCTCGATTTACTGACGAAGATCCGAGCGGATAAGCGGGAATATGATCTCATTATCCTCGATCCATACTACAAATTAGCAACCGGTATAGACGAAAATGATGCCAAAGCAGTAGGCGAAATCGTAAACCTAATCGAGGATTTCTCCGAGGAAACCGGAGCCGCCATAGTATTTGCCCACCACTTCTCCAAAGGGAATAAGTCAGAAACCGATCATATCGACCGAGCGAGTGGTTCAGGTGTCTTTGCCCGTGATCCCGATGCTATCCTCACCCTGACTTCCCATGAGGAGGAGGAACACTTAGTCCTCGAAACCACCTCCCGAAACTGCCCATTCGCCCCGCCCAAAGTCCTCGAATTCTCTGCCGATACCTTCCCCCTTTTCCAACATAAGCCCGAACTTGAGGCTAAATTCAGAAAGCCTGGGCAGATATCCACCATTCAAAAAAAGGTTAATGAGGCCTTATCCGCGAAGTTTTTGGGGCTGTTGAAAGATAAGCCGATTACTGGTAAATCGAAAGTTATTGAACTTTTAGAACAGCAGACAAATAACAAGATTACCGATGCCATGTGGACGAGCATATATAACCTCTCAAAAAGTAAAATTAATGTCGAAAAGAATGGTCCCGGTAATCAAAATATCTATTCTTTGAAGCTCGAACTGAAAAGCGAATAGGTTAATTAAATAGTTAAAAGAGTAGTAGTGTCGGCCTTATATAGTATACACACTACTACTCTCTAGACTAAAGACAGGCTGAAAAGTAGTTGTCCTTCGGACTAAGGCTTTGGCCCGTAGCCGGCCCAATAGCTAAAGCTACCGCAATAGTCCGCCAAACCACCTGAAGGCGGCCCGTACCAGGACAACTACTCCATCAGCCTACAAGCTCACTCGATTGGAAGAATAAAATGAATCATCAGCTTAACCGATTAACCGGTAGAACAGGTATCACTCAGCCTACCCATTCACTCGTTCAATATATTAGAGCGGAATCTAAAATGTTTAAACAGACTTTCGATATGAATCTAATCCCGGCAAGGAGGGCATTCGATATAAATTCAATCCCGTCTAAGAGGGCATTCAGAGGAATGGCGGGATTGGTGGGCTTATACCCCAGCGTGGTAGATTATATAGGTCAGGCGATAAAAGACAGCCCTGTGTGCCTTCTAGGCGATTTAAGAGGCTATTCTGTTAATCTATGTCGGTAACCTCTGCATCGACTACCTTCTCATCCTTCAGGTTCGCCAGCTCTGCTCGGATCTCATCGAGGGATAAAGATTTCTTCACTTCGATGGTTTGGGTCGGTTCACCTTCGTACTGCCGGTGCTTATCGATTAAGATGCCTGTGGCGATTGGTAGGACTCCATTCGGTATCTCATCATTGTCCAGCTTCTCAATCATCTTTTCAACGGCAAGCTGTGAAGCATGGCCGATCAATCCTCTCATTACTTTCTTCGATGCTTCGATAACCTCTTTTTCTCGGGACCGAACCACAGCGATAGTATTGTGGGATACCTTTAAATCCTTTTTGATCCGGGTGACCGGTATTCCATCGGTAAGCATTTGAACTAGCTTTGCATAATCTCCTGGTCTCTTATCGAATAAACCTTGAGCGGTGTAAACCGAGGGACAAGTCTCCTCGACTGTCAGGTTAGCTGGAAGGTTATCGGCCTCAATCGTTATCCTCTTTTTTTCGGTAGGCATTTCTATCGGTGCAAGCAATTGAGAAAGTAATCTCAATAAGCATTTTGGCAAGAACAATTAGACATAATCATTATTACACGAACCAAGTTTTACTGACTATCAACAACTTATGAAAACTTTTATGTGATTTTTGACATAAAGGAGGGGGGAGGGGGGTCGGATTTGGCGGCCAGCCGATCACCAAGACCGATTGTAGCCCATAAAAAAATTTTCACTAATTGTGGGTAGATGCAGTCGGAAAATGCTACAATCGAACCAATGCCACTCTCTTGGACACCGCACCCCGCTCTCCCGCCTCTGACAAAATCGGAGATGCTGTCCATGTCCCCCGAAGCAATTCTCGCATATTGGGAGAAAAGGGAACAGGCCATTAAAGATGAAAAAAGTGATCCTTATCGCCACGGCTTCGAGCTAGACATTTGGAAACGAGCGGATGACCAGTTAAAGAATCACTCGGAATTACTGATTATGGGAGGCAACCGGAGTTCCAAGAGCCATTTTTGCGCTCGAAGGGTAGTTCAATCCCTCGTTGAAAATCCCGGCACAATTATTTGGTGCTTAACAGAGACGGCGGCCAATTCTGTGCAATTCCAACAGAAGCTCGTTTTCGATGCTCTCCCAAAAGAATTAAAAGGATTAGGTAGAGGTAAGGTCGGATACTTGGTCTTCAGTTTAAAAAACGGATTCACCCAGCAGAAATTCACTCTGCCCAACGAAAGTCAATGTATCTTTAGAAATTGGAGTCAGGACATCAGCACAATCGAAGGAGGAGAGATCGGATCTCCGCAACCTCCTGTCAATCAGACACATAACATCGGATTTTGGGCGGATGAGCTTGTGCCAATGTCATGGGTGAACACACTTAGATTTCGGACCATAACGAGATCTCATGCAAGCAGTTATGATGGAATTGTTCGCCCAGCAATAGGCTTAATTTCCTTCACCGCCGTTGACGGATGGAACTCGGTAGTCAAATCGATGCTAACAGGAGCAAGAACAGTCGAATCGGCAAAAGCGGACCTCCTAGACGGTGAAGAGGTTCCCCTCGTTCAGCAGCCCATCCGCAAAGCCAGTTCAGTGGTTTATTTCCACACAGCGGCGAATCCCTTTGGCGGTTGGGCGGCGATGAAGAATCAATTGGAGGGAGAGAAGAGGGAGACAATTTTATGTCGGGCCTATGGAGTCCCAGTCCGTCAAAGTCGGGCAATCTTTCCCAATCTTACTGACAAGAACTTCGTATCCCCTGAAAATCTCCCCGATTTCTCGGAAGCAAACTGGGTACTTTCCATCGACCCAGCGGGAGCAAAACCTTGGACAATGGTATTATTTGCCATCGATCCTCACGGGGTAGCCTGGGCGGTTAAGGAGTTTCCTGACTTCGATACATGGGGAGGCTGGATTGATCTGACAAAGGATAAACTGTCCGCCGGCGAGGCGGCCCAACCGAATGGGTACGGCCTCAAGGATTATGCCGATGAGATTAGACGGATGGAGAAGATTTGCGGGGATAGTGAGGTCATCCGCATAATCGACCCCCGTTTAGGAGCGGCGAGCTATCAGAAGTCGGAGGGCAGTTCCAACATTATCGATGATTTAATGGACGAAGATATAATCGTTCAGCCGGCGGAAGCACTCGATATCGAGACAGGATTACAGGCAATAAACAATCTGCTCGCTTGGGATAGAGAAAAAGAGATGGATTTGGATAATAAGCCTAAACTTATGTTTTCGGACGAATGCCAAAATCTAATAAGCTGTCTTCAGGCTTATCAACCAAGTGCTGGATTAAAATGTCCGAGCAAAGACCTGGTTGATAATTGCCGTTATTTTTGCATCGGTAATTTCGAATATTTCAGCGAGGACGAATTAATTTCAACTGGTGGGGGAGGATATTAATTATGGGAAAAGTTAAGAAGTGGACAAAAATGCAGAGGGACCAGGTGGTACTTTTGCGGAAAACAGGAATGTCTTGGCCGAAGATCAGCAAGCAATTAGACATCCCTCGTTCAACCTGTCGGGGCATTTGGATCGAGGATTCGGACGGTGAAGTGGCTTTACCGGTTCCCGAGGAGATGATCGAAAATGCGAAGGTTCTCAAGCTCGTTCCCAACCCCCGCCTCATGCTTATCGAATTTACGGATCGGGAAGGAGTGGCGAGGTGCGTGAAGAGGCCGGAAGCAAATCATCCGCCCAAAAGCCCAGTCCGCGTAAAAAAGGTCGATGATGATCTGTACCGAATCATATGAGCAGCAGGAAAAGAGGATCGATGCCATGCTTAGAGAGATGGTGGTCGAGGAAGGATTGGCGGCGATGGATACGGGAAGAGAGCCGAAAGCGCATACTCTCAAGGAAATCAGCGAATTTATCGGTGTGCCTATCGTGGCAGTCCACAGAGTCGAAAAAGAGGCACTGAAAAAACTTAAAAAAATAATGTTAAGATTGGAGATTAAAAATGGAAATTCAGGAATTTAGCGAAAAAGGACCGGATGTAGATGCGATCAAAAAGGAGTTCGATGATGCGAAAGCAGACTTGAGCTTTTGGATGGATAAAGCCGAACAGGGTAGGGAATGTCGATTTAACGAATGGGCTGGCAAAGACGAAAGCGGGAAGAAGAACGGACCGGAGGCATTTCCTTGGGACGGGGCCTCCGATCTCGAAGCAAATCTCATATCGCCTCTAATTGACGGAGACATCGCCCTCCTTTCTCAATCGTTATCACAGGCCAATCTGGTAGCCGCTCCCGTGGAGAGTGGAGACATTGGCTCGGCGAAGATGGTAAGCGAGTTTTTAAAATGGCGGATGAACTCAATGACGGAACTCCCGAGGGAGGCCGCCATCGGAGCAAACTATTTACTTCAGAATGGTATTACTTTTTTCGGCACTTACTGGAAGCGGGAAACCACTCGAGTATTTAAGGATATTAGCCTCGAAGAGGTTGCTCAAATGTCCCCCGAGCTGGCAATGGCTATCCAAGACCCCGAGATGAAAGAGGGAGTTGAGGAGATGCTATTTCCTTTATTCCCGAATCTGAAAAAGCGAAGAGTCAGGAAGATGATTAATGAACTTCGGAGCAAAGGAGTTTCCAAAGTGCCGACTGAAAAGGCGGTAGTAAACAGACCAGCAATTAAGGCTTATGAATTAGGACGGGAAATAATCATCGATTCGAATGTGATCGATTTAGAGTCTGCTAGGAGCATTCATTGCATCCACTATTATTCTCCCGAAGCTCTCATGCAGAAAGTAAATGAGGGATGGGATAAGAAGTGGATCGAAGAAGTCCTCGAAAATTCGAAAGGCTTTTATTCGGATGAAAGTTATTCGACCGACCTCATGTCTTACGACTCCGGCAACTTTTACGGCACTCAGAATTACGAAGGCATGGTTCGGGTTATTACGACATACCGTAAGGAATTAGATGAAGACGATGTACCCATCTGCACGATTACTTGCTGGGCGGATGAAGCGGAAGGGCATGGGTTTCACAGTCCGATGGAATACGATGAAGGGAGATATCCCTTTGTTTGTATTACAAGAGAGAACCTCAACCACCGCCTACTCGATTCCCGAGGATATCCTGAACTTTTAAAGTCTTACCAACAGGCCGTAAAAACGGAACTCGACTCACGGCGCGACCGTGCCTCGATGAGTACAATGCCAGCCGCAGAATATGTTGTTGGCCGTAAGCCCGAACGGATCGGACCGGGTGCGCAGATTCCAGTTCGCAGAAGGGGAGAGTTTGGATTCGTTGAAATCCCTCGCTATTCACCGGCAAGTATGGAAGTCGAGATGCAAATCAGGCAACTCGCCAACAAGATAACCGGCAGAGCAACATCCGCCGAAGACGCAGTTGAAGCAAACAGCATTCGCCAGCATTTGGTCAACCAATGGCTCAATGGATTTAAACAGATTTTAAACCGCGTATGGTGCTTGGACAGAACCTACGGCGGTCCACAGATATGGTTTCGGGTCACTAATAATGAGCAAGGCGCTCAGTTAATGCTCGATGAGACGGCTGAGGTGTATGATTTTAATATCACATGGAACTCGATGAATCAGGACGAGGAGAAGGTTCTTCAGAAATTGGATACTGTGGGTAAATTAATGTCTCAGTATGACAGACAGGGGCAAGCCCGCTATGACATTTACCTTCGCAAAGTTTTAGAAGCAATCGATCCAAATCTAGCCGGTCAATTGATCGCCCCAGCGGAAGAAGCAACGGACAAAGAGATTAAGGAAACTTCTGCCGATATTGCTAAGATATTCTCGGGGCAAGTGGTTAATGCACCACAGCAAGGGGTAAATTCTCAACTTCGCCTCCAAGTTCTCCAGCAGTACTTACAAGGAACTCCCGAAGTGCCAGCGACTGATGTTCAAAATCGTATGCAAGAAGACGAAAATTTTGCAAAGAGGCTTCAGACATATGCGGGTCAGCTCGAACAAATGGAAGCACAGAACCGCAATAAACTAATTGGCCAGCTAGGTACTGCTCCCGGCAATGTACCTGGTACTTCAATGGCCGCTTAACTAAAAAGGAAATATATTATGCCAAAAGGTAAAGGAACATACGGATCGAAGGTCGGAAGGCCCCCAAAGAAATCTACTAAAGTAAAATCTAAAAGTCCTAAACCACTAGGCAAAGGTTTTAAAAAATTTAAGGCTTTGCCAGCAATGGCTAGAGCTAAAAAGAAAAAGTGAGTAAGGTTTACCGAGGCGTTACATTTGCTGGATATTCCAAACCGAAGCGAACTCCAAACCATCCGACCAAATCCCATGTGGTTTTAGTTAAAGATGATGGTAAGGATAAGATGATTCGATTCGGCCAACAGGGTGCGAAGACTGCGGGTAAACCGAAGAAGGGTGAGAGTTCGGCAATGAAGAATAAACGGGCATCGTTTAAAGCCCGTCACGGAAAGAATATCGCAAGAGGAAAAACATCAGCCGCCTATTGGGCTAACAAAGTAAAATGGTAGCAAAAAAGAAAAGACCGACACCGACAAACAGCACACTTTACAGCCGAGTAAAATCGGAAGCCAAACGGAAGTTTGATGTTTACCCATCAGCTTATGCAAATGCATGGCTCGTTAAAACTTACAAGAAAAGAGGCGGTAAATATAAATGAGCCTAAAAGAATGGTTCAACGAGGAGTGGGTGGACATCGGCCGAAAGAAAAAAGGCGGCGGACATCCAAGCTGTGGTCGGAAGAAAGCGAGTACGAAGAAAAAGGGATATCCGAAATGCGTACCCAAAGCCAAGGCGGCCACAATGACCAAAGCACAAAAAGCATCAGCGGTTCGCCGAAAGAGATCCAAGGCTCAGGGGGTTGGCGGTAAACCGACAAATGTAAAAACCATCGTAAGAAAGAAAAAGAAAAAATGACATTAGGAGATGCTATCGCCGGACTTGGAGATCAGACGGAGTTTAAGGTCGTAAAGGATTTTATTAAAGAACAGCGGGACTTATGTCTGGTTGATTTTCAGGATTACACTCATGTCGATAATCCGCAAAAACTCGCCCGTCTAAGTGGTGAGATTGCTGGACTTACACGAATAATTGAAAGTTTAGAAAATGCCGAAACTGACGCCCCATCAGCAATTTAAAAACGAGCATCGAGCATTGCTAAATCGCTGGCTCGAAGAGAGTGATATCGATGACCAAGAGATGGCACAGATTGCTCTTACAGATGTAGAAGAATGGATGGATGAAGAGGTGATCGGATTTGAATCTGACATAGACCTCGATGATGACGAAGAACACTCGCCGTAAAGGTTACATTTGGGAACAGGTATTTTTTACCGAAGCCCTCAAGCACGGTTTAGAAGTATTTACTCCCCTCGGCGATTACCTCCCACAAGATTGCATTGTGGTAAATTCCGCCGGCAAAAAGTTTAATGTCCAGATCAAAGGAACGAGCGTCCTAAAAATATGTAAAAAGAACAAAGGTTTGGGCCGCTACCAAGTTAACTGCACGAGCGGATCAAGCGGACTAGTTTCAATAGACTGCACCAAGGTCGATGTAGTGGCAGTTTACTGTGCTGATATTGACCTATGGTATCTGATCCCATGCATGGCATTGGACGGATCAACAGTGGTTGGGCTATACCCACACAACCCCGACTCCAAAGCCAAGCACGAAAAATTCAAGGATTGTTGGGACATTTTTAAAACTCCCTGAAAATTTTATCCGCCCCCCTGTCATAATTGGAAATGGCGAACCATATCGGTCCGCAGATTAACGCAAGAGTGCGAACTTTCCAAACGCAGAGAAAATATGGCAGATACAGAATTAAGCGAGGCTCCGGCTGATTCGGGAGCAGAAACAAACACGCAAAGCATTACGACCCTTGAGGAGTTGACGGCATCGTTTGTCGACAAAGTTGAGGAGAGTGAAGCGAAACAGGAATCTGAAGCGGAACCAAGTCCCGAGACTCAGCCCGCAGATGCAGAGACCGACCAGAATGATGTTCTTTTACAGTCTACCGAATCTGAGGAATCAGAAGAGGAGGGAACGGAAGAGGTAGCAGAAGAGGAGGAGTCCACTGAAGAATCGGGGGACAATGAGCCGCAGTCTAAAGCTGTTGGTAAACTTCTGAAACAGGTGAACCGCTTGACCGCTCGCAGTAAATCTAGCGAAGAGTTAGTCGAAACACTTAAATCAGAAATTGCATCATTAAAATCCAACCCTCAAACGCAATCGGAATCCAGTCAGCCAGCTCTCGAAGAAGTCCAAGATTTTCAATCGTTGGAAACTCTTCGGAAGGAAGCTTTAGCCGCCAAGAAATGGGCATTACAAAATGTAGGCCGTGACTTCGTGGAATCTGACGGAAAAGAGTATAGCGATGACGATATCCGAAATATTCTAACTCAAGCGGAAGAGTATTTATCGGAGAAAATCCCCGAAAGGGCGCAATATCTCCAGTCAGCGGCTCAATGGCAACAGGATACGATAAACACTCATCCGTGGATTTCAGAAACAGTTGATACTGACATCGCCGAAGAACGGAGATCCGTTTTAGGTCAGATTAAAAGTCAGTATGCAGACATTCTAAAATCCTTACCTAATGGCGATTTTGTAGCGGCAACACTCGTAAGAGGAGTTGAAGCAATCAAAGCGGATCAGGCGGCCAAGACGGCCAAGCCTAAAGCCAAGAAAGTAGCCAAAGCACCTCCGACAACGATGGGCGATTCAAGTCCACCGGTACAAACCTCAGCCTCTCGTCAGACTGCAAATAAACAGAAAATTTTGGAGCGTAAAATCCTCTCGGCCAACGATCTCGCCGCATTCTTAGCGGACTAAAAAAATTTAAAAATAAGGAATTACAAAAATGTCTATTGCTACAAGTTATAATGTTCTAAGTACCAAGGGTGCTAGAGAAAATTTAGAAAATGTGATGAAAACGGTTTCTCCACAAGAGACTCCAATTTACAGCACAATCCCACAATCCGCCGCTCCCAAAGCGACTCTTAACGAATGGTTAGTTGATTCACTCGCTGATCCCGCCGGTTCAAGTGCCGCGGCAAACGCAGATGGTGTAGATATCACTCTGTCGGATGCCGCTAACTTAATTGATACACGCGCTCGCCTGTCTAACCGGGTCGCAACACTCAGAGATATCTTCGCAGTATCCCGTCAGGCAGAAATGGTTGATGTTGCTCCTGGTGGATCGCTCTTTGCGGCCAGCACTGCAAAATCTTTAATTCAGTTAAAGAACAGCCTTGAAGTGGCAATCGCTTCCGACAATGATCAAGCCGCTGGCACTGCTAGTAACGGTGCGACCATGAGCGGGCTCGGGATTTGGTCAAATCCGTCTGCGACCGGGGCGACTTATGATACATCCTTGAAACAAGGTTTCCGTGCAGTAAGTGGTTCCCGTGTAAGTCTTGCATCCTTGACTGAATCCGCTTTCCGTGGACTCCTTCAAGCTGTTTACACTGCCGCTGGTTCGAAAGGCTCTTTTAAGTTGTATGCTGGCCCAAATTGCGTAAATAAAATCACCGACTACACGAGATCCACAACTGCAAACAGTGACTTTAACTTCAACCAGGATGTTAAAGATGGTGTCTTAAAATTATCAGTCGTACAGTATATTTCGGATTACGGAACTGTGGATATTATTCCTACTCTGTGGAATGGCCGCCGCGATGCCGGAGCCAGTGGAACAAGTACCGCACTTGGAACTGTTAACACAGACCGCGGTTACCTTCTTCCATCTGATGACACGGTTTCCTTGAAATTCTTGGAAGGCATGACTGTTCAGGATCTTCCTGACAACGGTGCCGGAAAAAGGGCATTCACAGAGTGTATGGCTACAATTCGTGTGGCCAATCCCCGCGCCCTCGGGAGTATAGTTTGATTGGTTATTGTTAGTATTGTTCATGACATATGGGAGGCCGGTTTCTTGATAGGGTGGCCGGCCTCCCTTTCTTTTTAAAAGTATGAGTTTAAACATCATAGTAAAAGGCGGTAAACGGAGTGGTGGAATGTCGGGCGAAGAAATGGCCCAGTATTTAGCCAAGAAAGTGGATCGGCAAGCCGCTCAAGAAAAAGCGGGCTATAAGCAAAGAGCCTTAGCCGCTCGTAAGTACGGCCAATCTGTTGGCGGGGGTAAGAACTTCCGAGCAGTTCGGTCCGTGGATTTAGCTACTTACATGAGACATGAACAGGAGAGACCCGGATGTATGTCCGATCCCGGATATTCTAAAGACTTCGCAAAAGCCAATCCTGAAACGGTAATCGGAAGTTGAGAACTGTAACCTACACCGAACTAAAGAATCGATTTACCTCGGCCATCGGGGTGGATTCTTTATTATCGGTTGAAGAGACAGCTTTTCAAAATTCATTAAACGACAGGGTAAAGGGAGCATGGACACGGGCAAGATGGCCCGAGTTAATGTCGCTGAAGGAAAAGTCCGTGGCCGCAGTCACCTCACCGATAGCGGCGGACAAGGCGGTACAGATCGACAACGATTCCGATATCATGGATGTGTTTGCGGTATTTGATAAAAATCCGCTTACCGACAGACAAGCAATCAAACTGACCTATCACTTAATCAATGGGTATTTAATATTACCCGCCAATTCGTCTCAATCTTCAGTCTTCGTAATGGGTAACCAAGTCACCCCGAGCGATTACGGAACGGGTACAACTACACTGCCACGATTCCTTGAACGATACCTTTTACTCGCTTGTGTCGCTTCGTTCTACAAGGAGGACGGACAGTTAGAGAAATCAATCCAACAGGAGGCATTAGCGGAAGAAGCACTGATGCAAGAAATGGATCGGGTTGAGCGTTTGGAAGCACAAAACAAAATCACAATTAATACATACCCGAGCTACAACTTCGGGGTAAACATTTTAACCACAATATAATTATGGGATTATCCGGAATTAACATACTCAACTCGATGGGCGCTGGTGGATCGAAATACATCAATGACACTGCCAGCCACACGGGAAATTTTACATCCATTCAATTTACTGAGGACTCTGTTTTGTCAGCATACACTGGCTCAATAGAAGATGTTGCCAGTCTAATAACTGACGCAACGACCTTTTCGCAAGGCCAGGTACTTTATGGTCCTTGCCAGCTAATTTCTCTCTCGCAGGGAGCCGCATTGCTCTACAAGGAATAAGAAAATGCCCCAACTCGGAGTAGGACTTTTTATCGGCGACACGGACGGTGATTCAATTGTCGGACCGGTCATTGATGGGGTCATTATGGCTGAGGACGGGGCATATATTATTACGGAAAGCGGAGTGGATAGACTGGCTTTTGAACCGACCAGCAACACTCCGCAAACCTTCACAAATTCGGACAGTAGTTTTTCAGTTACCGTAAAAGGAATGGTCGGAAACTTTAGTTGGAATGCAATAACTAATGCCGCCGCCTACCATGTCCATGTCAGCACGATTAATGATAGTTCTGCTGGATCAAATATAGGTTTCTCTACGATTAACACGACAAAGAATTTGGATATGGATTCGGCATTTTCGGGGGCATTGGAAGTTTATGCATTCCTTCGACCTCAATTCGCAGACGGTTCATACGGCCCTTACATTCCGACACTCACTTTATATGTTCACGATTAAATAATTTATTATGGCCAATAAAAAAATATCACAACTTCCCGCTTTTTCAGGCACACCCGCATCCACCGATGTCGTACCGATGGTCGATGTCAGCGGGACTGCAACCACTAAAAAGGTATCACTAGCTAATATCGTAAACCTGGCAAATGTCGGCAACTTACGAGCGGCTAATAATTTATCTGATTTAGCGGATGCAAGTTCAGCGAGAGGCCATTTAGCACTCGGTACAGCGGCAGTTTTATCAACAGGCATCGCAAACACGAATGTTCCCAAATTTACCTCGGGAGTGGCAGACGATGATTTTCTTCGGGTTGCCGGGACGGACATCGAAGGCCGTTCAGCAACTGAGGTGAAAAGTGATTTAGGGCTTGGTACTGCGGCAACTCTTAATGTCGGAACAGCGGCAACGAATGTCGTACAGTTAGCTGATGTTAGTGGGACGGTAAAACTACCGGCAGTCGATGGGTCGCAGTTAACTGGGATCAGTTCGGGAGTCTCCTCAAGTGATTTGCGCGGAACCGATAACCCACACATCGGAGCATTTCCAAATCAATCTTTCTTAGTAGTAGATAATCCGAGTAAGTCGGTAATGCTTGGATCGGATGCTGACGGCAAAATTTATATATTTAACTCGTCAGGTAAATCCGCAATTTCGACAGGTATTTCCGCAGTAGAAGATTCAGCCGAACCTGACATCGAAATTACTACTACAACAGGGACTTACTCGCTCATAAGCGGAGACAGCGATGCGAAAGACCCAAACGGTTTACCAATTCAACAAGGCTTTAACGCTCCCAACATCGGAGCATTTTCATCACCTTTATTAATCAGTGGCGGTTCAATCGCTTAAACAAATTAGGAAACTTAAATCATGGCAGACTCATATGTAGCACCAACCGCTCAAGGAAGTGGCAACGGAACATCAGCAGATAACGCATACGCTTTTACATCTTTATCATCGGCAGAATCAGACGCTGGTTCGGGTGGGATAGTTTATTTCACCAATGGCACTTACACCATCAATACTGCAACTACCAACTTTACCTCTCCAGGTATAACTTATAAAAGTTTACAGCGATATGGTGCAAAATTTACCACTACTAATTTAGCGGGTGGGCATAGCATATATTTTGGGCAAACTTCTGCAACCGGGAGTGCGATAACCGTTGACGGGTTAGTCCTAGAAAATTTAAGGACTGGAATTTATAACCATGTAAAACCCACAATTCAATTTTGTAAATTTACTAGCACTGCTGATTTAGATATGGGTGAGTACATTTTTGCCAATGGTGGATCGGCAGGTTACAATTTCCATGACAATTCTGTTTCAGTGTCTTTTGATGGGTCAAATAATCTTACATTGTTTTATCTATCGGCAAATGCTAGTTTCGAGAGAAATAGTTTTTACTTTGGCTTGACCAATTTAGGCGGTTCGCTTCTCGCAACGCTACCTTCAAGTGGTTTAAAAAACAACATTTGGATGTCGGACAATGCTTCTGCTGGTGTTTCGGCTTTAGCATCGGCTTCAACCTATAGTTGCTTTTATCAAATTGGCAGTAATAACACAAGCGGAGGGGCTAACAATATCTTTGTTGACCCCCAATTCGTAGACCCAACAAATGATGATCTTCGCCTTCGTCCATCCTCACCTTGCATTAGCGCTGGAACAGCTTCCTAAGTCATGGCGCAGCAAAAATTAGATCGGAAAGATTTTCAGATCGCTGTTAAGACAGGGACGGATGCGAATAAGACGAAGTTTAAAAAGGAAGCTACGCAAGGTGAATACTACTTTGCTACTGACACTAAAAAGCTTTATCTTGCTGAAACTACTGCTGGTAGTTCCGATTCTACTTTAGCTGAGTTTACACCATCCGCGACTGGTCAATGAAGTTAGGTCGTAAAGATTACACCATCTCTGTTAAAACAGGGACTGATGCGAACAAAGCAAAGTTCAAAAAGGAATGCGTCCAGGGTGAAATATATCACGCAACAGACACAGGATTTTTTTACATTGCTGAAGTAACTGCTGGTGCGAGCGATGCTACTTTGAGTAAGTTTGGAGCGTCAGCATTCAACCAATATAGCGTAAGCTTTGATGGAGCAAACGACAGTATTGATGTTGCGTCTAATCCGAATTTGGATGTCTACAGTTGTAGTCTTTGGTTTAAAACAACCGAAACTCATTTTAGTCTTCCTATTGCTGGATTTGGAAAAAGTGGTTCGCAGTACGGGGGAATTCGATTTATACCTGTTATCACTGGACGAGCAGTGGAGTTTAATGACGGATTTCAATATATTGCTGCTGGTGGTCTGTCTAATTCCGATGTATTTGATGGTGCATGGCATCATGTTGCAATCGTCTATGTCGATAGTGGTTACACGACTTCAACGGGAACTGCCACTAATAACGGCAAAGGATACAAAATATTCATTGATGGTACGAGAGTCGATACAGTTGTTTCATTAACCAGCCATGCTTACAGTTTAGCAACTACATCATCTTTCTTTTCCGTAGGGAAGGAGAGGACAGACTTTTTCGATGGACTTATAGACGAAGTGGCAGTTTTTGGATCGTCATTAACAGACGCAAATATAACAACGCTTTACAACTCTGGTGTGCCTGGAGATTTGAGCAGTTTTAGTCCTACCCTTTGGTGGAGAATGGGAGACGGAACAGAAGCTGGTAGTGGTACGACTGTCTACGATATGTCCACCAATTCCAACAACGGCACACTTACCAACATAGCATCACCTAACGGGTTTGTAACAGATGTACCATCTTAAATTATGAGCAGAAAATATGTAATAATAAATGCGGACGAAGTAGACTCCGTGGACTTTAGCCAAGTGGATGAGACGAGTGCAGACACAATCCGTTACTCAGTCGATGGTTCTTTGACTTTTGTTAAGTTTGACACGGACACAACACCTTCATTCTTGGAAGGTAAAACCCAATACTCGCATTCCGAAATTCTTACCATTCTAGCAACGGACGAATGGACTGACCCTGACTTCCCACCTGAATGATCTACACCGCTATAGTCCTTTTGCTTGTCTGCCTGACAGGATGCTCAATGCGATCACTCATCACCCCCGCCGCAACGGTAGGCGGTGCGGCATTGGGCGGGATTGCCGGTCCAGGCGGTGCGGCATTGGGTGCGGGAACAGCTTATGCTGGGGCAAGAATTTACGAACTATCAGACGAAAAAAAGGAACTCGTGGATTCCATAACTCACGGCGATGTCAATGCACTCGTAAGCGCCGGGCTTAAACAGCATCAGAGTGGCTTTGATGCATTCACCTCGTACATAAAAAAAATCCTAATCGGTGCGGCAATCGTCCTGGCGGGATACCTCGCCATTCCCATTTTTGTAGCGAAACGCTGTGCAAAATCCGAAGTCACAAAATCGTCCACTCGCGCACCATTCCCCGTAAAACCTCCCAGCCGTAACCCATGAAGAATTTAGAACTATTAAAAGATAAATTTTTATCGCTTTCAAAAAAGGGTAAAATGCTCACCGTATTTGTCGGACTCATTATCGGAATTATAATTCTCGATTGCCTGTTCTGATGGATAGGACCGCACTAGCTGGGTTTGGTGGATCGCTTGCCAGTTTGAGCGGATCTTTCCATGAGCTTATCGGAATCATTGCCGGTGGTATGACGATTATTTATATGGCGGTAAAGATTTACCAGGAGGTAAAGAAGAAGTGAGTCGATATCGTTCATATGGCAAACTAGACGATCCGACCGCCGAAGAAGGTGATCGCGGGTTTATCGGAATGAATTCGTATCTCGAACCATCCACACTTGAGCCGGGTTTCGTGGAGGATTCGCAAAACATGAGACTGGAAGGGGATACCGCCAAAGTCCGCAAAGGTATCGAATTTAAAGCCGGTTCAGTCACTTTATCTTATGGTACGGACAAAGTATTTACTTCGATTTTATTCAGCGACCCAGCCACAAATGCTGAATTTATTGCGGTTGCAACCCAAAATAAAGTTATTCTGTGGAACGATCAAAATAATAGCGGAATCGATATTGCATATCCTGGCGGGGAAGTGGTTGCGGCGGGAGATAATGCATCATTCGTTCAGGCCGCTGAGAAACTAATTTTATTTAGAGGACCATCCAAAACACCTTTAGAATGGACAGGCGATTATTCGACCCCGACTGCTTTCACGGTTAAAGCGAACGGATCTCCGGGGGCGGGAAATATTGCCTGTCCGAATACAACCTTCGGAGTGTTCTTTGCTAATCGCTTGTTAATACCACAACCCGCCGATTCACCGTTCACCGTTCTAGCATCTGAAATTTTAGACACTGATAATTATAAGGAATCCACAAGTCAGTTCAGATTATCAAAAGGATCAGCATCTGGAGGAGTTGTGGCCATCACTTCGTACCTCGAAAACCAAGCAATCATCTTTCAGAGAAATAGTATATTTTTAATTAATAATGTCGCCCTCACCGCCTCCGCCGCCACATTTGAGATTACCCGCCAATTTGGATGCGTAGCCCGCAAATCGGTGGCGGCCAGCGGACCTCAAATCTATTTCCTTTCTGATGATGGGGTGATGGTATTGCAACAGGGATTGGATGCCGCCAAAGGGCTTGGAATTAGTGTGGCGAAAGTAAGCGGGGAAGCAGTTCCACTAACTCGCCCAATACAGGATCAAATCGACCAGGCAAACTTTGCAAATGCGGATAAAGCAGTCGGAGTAACTTTCGACAATAAATATTATTTGGCATATCCCGGCACTCCGACATCAACCACAAATGATAAGTGTATCGTCTTCGATATTTTGCAGAATAACTTCTCAAGCATCGACAGTTTCCCGAGCGGATTTGCCATTGATGACTTCGTGATCATTGATCATGGAACGAATCCAACCAAGCGGAGATTATTCGCCTGTAATGACAAAGGATGGCATTTAGTTGAAGAGGCGGCCACAGATATAACCGGCACAATCGGAAGCGGCACAACGACAAGCACAGCCATCTCTGCCAAGCTCAAAACCCGATCATTCACCCTCGGGGATATGAATGTAAAATCGTGGAAGAGGGGACAGCTCGGGGTAAAGGTAAATAACGGAGATGCATTTACCATTAAATATAATACCACTGACCCCGACCGAACAAACACGGTCCACACAGAAAGTTATTCAGGATCAGCCGAAGAGAAATTAATTCGATTTGGTAGCGGTCGGGCGAGGGGATTTGCCTGTGGTATTGAGGTCGATGTTACCGCGGGATCTCCCGAGATTCGCCATGTTACAGTTGAAGGAATTAAAACAGGATTAATGGGTCGGCATGAAGTCGCATAGTCATGGCAATAACTTGCACAGTTATACCGGGGACAACGATGGCAACGGGGATAGATTTATCCGCCTCGAATTTAAACGAACTCGGGAATCCAACCGTAGTAGTTCCCACTATTTCGCAGACTTCCATAACACTCGAAAACTTTACAGTGGCGAATCTGCCATCAAACGGGACGGTGGGGAGATTGGTATTCGTAACGAATGGGGACGGGGGGAGTTTGCCATGCATCGCAGTAGACAATGGGACGAATTGGGTGAGGGTAAATCTCGGCTCGGCAGTCAGCGCAACAGATGTTGAGGACTATATAATCGCAGAATGACAATTTTAGAAAAAGCATCCAAGTTTTACGAGCAAATCGGTCAAAGTCTTTTTGCCGAAATAGGCCGTCATGCATCCCTTGGCGGATATGTATTTATTGCACCGGATTCCATTTTACTCGGCAAAGCGGTGAGCAGTAAATCTGAAACCCATCCCGGTGAGCAGTGGAATGTAAAAAATCCCGATGCCTGGTTCGTAACCTTCGCATACGGAAAAGGATCGGTCCGCGACTTCATCGATAAAATTCCCCATCCTCTTCCTCTCGTTGGATGGATGAGGGAACTGAAAAACCGCCCCGTCAAGTTTTATGATTTTAAAAGAATTAATAGGAGAAATAGAAAATGAATAATTCATCTTTAGTACAGCCCACTATGCCGACTTATGGTCAGGGATTAGCCACATCATTGTCGGAACAGGCAAACGCGATACGCGGGACGGGAGAATTTTCAGATACCGGTGGACTTTTAGATCTCCTACCACTCGAAACGGAACTTCGCCGAAGAACCGCCCGCGCGGACACCGACATCATGCGGGACACTGTGCTTGGCACGGAGGAGATGACTGGAGTCCGCGGGGTAACTCAGGCGGATGTCGATGCTGGTCTGGCATCCGCCGAGCAGATTGGCAGTTTTGCCGCAGTCGAACGGACTCCAAATCTTGCAGAATATTCGGATGATCAGACCCGAAGGAAAGTCGCATATGAGACTTTAAAAACAAATGTACAAAGCGGGAATTATGACGGGTTTGAGGACTTGTTAGCGGCTTTGGATTTACCTCTCGATAATCGGGATGCGCTAGAAATGAGTTTGCTCTCAAATGGTTGGTTGCAAGACATGGTCGATCAAGCGATTGCAGACACAAACTTAGTTTCTGTCATAGAAAACACCGCCCTCCCTGAAGGCGAGGTGACCTACACCGAAAAACTTCAGTTTACGAATCCGCAAACTGGCGATGCATACCAGGAGGGAGACATGGTCCGCACACAGGATGGACTTATCGACCTCCTGGGGGACAAGCGTGAACTTCAGGGAATGAGACCGGATTTTGAGCAGTATGTCCGAGATAATCCCGAGTACATGGCTGAAGTGGCAAGGGATAATGCCGAGCGTGAAGCAAACGGTTTACCGACCCGAACCTTAGAGGAGTGGGGTAGAGCGCACTATGCCCGCGTAGGGGAGGCTCAGGGTGATGTCATACCTGAAACATTTGGATCTTTAGGTCGGTCTGCGGGATTCACAGAGGACGGACAATTCCTCGGGGCATCGGCATTTGCTGAAGATGTGGCTCGGGGAAATATCACCCGGCAAAGGCAACAGGATTTGGACGATGTTTCACGATTTGCTGGGCAGTACAAGGATATCATGGAGCAGTTCCGCGATCCTAACACACCGAGAACAATCGGAGAAATCGGCGGAGCCAATGATGTATTTCTGAATGCGATGGGAGGGAATGCTGGGGCAACTGGTGAGGCGGGTGCGGAAGGCACAGCGGGTGCATCTGCACAACCTACTGGTCCAGGACTTCGTGCAATGCTTGCGGGTCAGGCAACCGAAGCACTTGGACAGGGATTGACCGACCGAGAAAGGCAAAGGATTCAAGACTCATTTAAAGGACAGGCAACGATGATGGGACGGACTTTTGATCAGTCGGCGGGCATCCGTGAGGCCGAAGCATTAGTCGGAGAATCGAATCAGCGTAAGATGCAAAACCGTGCATTTGCTCAGTCAGTTCTCGGTCAGGAAGCTGGACTTCGTCAGGCAGAGATATCACAGGCAAAAGCGAATGAACTCGATCCATTTCAGGCAATCCTCGGAAGGCCGGGAGGTAATCCATTGCAAGCGGCACAGGGTGTACTCGGTCAGGCGGGGTACGGCTTGCAAAGTGGTTTCAATTACTTAAATCCTTCGGCGGGGCTTGGCTATATACAGAACAATGCCGCTAATGAAATGTCTGCTTATAATACTGCACTGGGAGCGCAAGCCACGCAGAATGCCGGAATTATCGAGGGAGTAACTGGGCTATTAGGTTCAGCGGCTGGAGCATATTTAGGAAATCCGAATGTTTTTCAACCGAAAAAACCCTTAAAAAAGAAAGAGGTTTAATCATGGCACAACCATTTTTTAACAGTAATTACGGCTCGCCACTTATGCGGGTCGATAACAGTGGAATCCAACAGGCTGGACAGGCTTATGGGCAGATGTTTGCGAATCTTGGGAAGATCGCCGCCAATACCATCGATAAGTATGTTGAAGGTAAGAAGAAGAAAGAGGAACAGGATGAACTGATTAAAGGCACAAAAGCCTTTATTATGGGTAATCCCGAACTCGGAAGAATGCTAAATATTCAGGCAACGGATGATATCTCTTATGAAGAGGCAGTTGACCAGGCTGTACCGTCATTGGTGAAGAATCCGAAGGGTTTTGAGATGATTAAGGGGATTCAGGCAATGGCGGATCAGCGACAGAAAGCCCAGCAAGCAACCGAACTCTATAACCGAGCGATTGCGGCTGATAAGCGGAAGATTGCGGACCGGCAGAGGGAAGTGAATTTTAATCGTTTCCTCGGTCAACCTGGTAAACCAATGGTTGACCCATCCGGTCCTGACAGAAATTCCGTACTTCGTAATTTACGAGCTGGCAAGGGAGCAACTCCACCCGCTCGAATGATACCCGGACCATCCCCAGCCGAGGGTATGCTTACAAGTCCACAGGCTAAAAATTTTATAAGAAAAGCAGTAGGAGCGGGTCAGCCAATGTCTGAAGCGTTGCCAATGGCGCAGAAGCTGGATTCGCAGATTGCCGCGCAGACTCCTAAACCGCCAACAAGGTCCGATATATTAGCTAGGGAGAAATTTGAATACGAGAAGGCATTAGAGGCTAAAGAAAATGAACCACTAGCTCCAGTTGACCCTGTTTATAAAGAATCAGCAATAGATGCAATCGATAAAGCGATTGAAAAGTCTCAAAGCTTTTTTGCAACTGGAGTTACGGGGCAACTCCTTCAAGGAATCGCTGGTACAGATGCAAGAGACTTGGCGGCCGCTATTTCTACAGTAGAGGCCGCAGTCGGTTTTGACCGCTTGCAAGAAATGCGAGATGCTTCAAAAACCGGCGGCGCGCTTGGGGCTATAAATACAAAAGAATTACAATTACTTTCAGCCTCATTAGGATCATTAGATCCCCTCCAAAAACCTGAAACTTTAAGGGATAACCTTATAAGCATTAGGGAAAGGTATGTAAAAGTTTTAAAATCCGTAGAAGCTGAAAAGTACGCATTTGAACAAGGCTTAGTCTTTAATACACCACAAGAGGCTATGGCTTTTGTTAATAATTTTAATTCATCTTCTCCTCAGCAAACTGCTAATGCCATAGACCCAGCAGATTTAGAAAATGCCGTCCAAGCTAAAAGGGATTTACTCCAAAGGCGGAAATTAATGTCTAGTCAAAACGAAGTTGGAATATCGCCCGTAAATTAATTATGGCTACACAGGAGCAAAACCTTGCGGAACTAAGAGAATTAAATCTTCAACTCGGACTCGCCGAGGATGATGGGATGCCATTAACCTATGATCAGAAAGTACAAGAACTTCGAGCATTAGACGAAGAATTAGCATCCACTCCCGAATCATTCGGTGAGTATGTTGAAAGGCGGAAGGTAGAGGATGCCCGATCATTGGGAGATAAATCGTCCGCTTTTCTCGATTCTTTTATGGTTGGAGGGAAAGCATTGGCAGAAGAGGGAGCAAGTGCGATTGGCGAATTATTTTCTGGCGATGTTGGATCGGATGAACTGGGTGGAGTATTTCAGGTTGGGATCGAAGATTTTGGGAGATTCGCTAAAACAATCGGCGGTTCCATAATGGACAATATTTATTCGGACGAGGATGAGATGCGAAGGGAGTATCAAAGATATAAAGATAATTTTCTTTATAATCAAGAAGTCCGCCCAGCTATGCTTAATACTTACGAGGAAGAGGGTAGGGACTTCGTCAGTTTTGGAGCAAACTTTATCGACCCCACTTTACTTGTACCCGGTGCGGGACTTATTGCGAGGGGAGGGGCGCTAGGAGCAAAGGCCGTTTCAACCGGAGCAAAACTAGTTTCAAAAGGAGCAAAGGCGGGAGCATTCGCCGCTCGGTCTCCTAGGCTTGTGCAGTTGTCCCGAGCTATGGCTAATACAAGCCGAGGTGCGGACATGGTAGCCAAGGGCGGGATTAAAGTTGCAAGTGGCTTAGATAAAGTTTCAAAAGTTGCATCAATCCCTTCAGAGTTATTTGCAAAAGGGACAAGAGGAGTATTAAAAGGGGCGGCCAAGGCTGGCCAAGTGGCCGCTGGAGCAATCGGGAGGGCTGGTAATATTACTTCAAAGGTTGCGGGAGCGCCAAGAAATTTAATTACAAAAGTGGCAAGTTCCGCAGTAGATCCAAAAGTAGCGGGTTCAGGTATATTAGGCGCTCAGTTAGTGGGCAGTATGTCGGGGGCAGTACCTGGTTTAGGATTACTTACTGCAACGGAGGCATTAGGTTACATCGCCAATAAGACAGGCCGAGGGATGGAAAGGACTTTAAGTGCTTTAGCCTCGTCCGGATCGCAAAAAAGATTCCTTCAAAGATTGGCCACATCAGCAGATAGTAAATTGGTACGAAAGTCGGCCTTATTGGCTCATCGATATGGAGGAACTAGGCTAGGGGATACTGCATTTAATATGCTCGCAAATAGTGCGACAGTAGGGACGCTAAATGCGGCATTAGCATATGCGGCTGGAGAAGGTCCGGAGGGGGTTGGAGCGGCGGCTGGATCGGGTGCTTTCATTGGTGGAGCGCTCCCATTTGGTCAGCGAGGGATGCGGGGTGGTAAAACACAAAAAGCTAGGGATGAAAAAAGTATAAGTAATTACTTGGATGCAAAATTAGAACAAGAGCAACGCAAGCAATTTGTAAAATTAAGCCCCGTGGCAAAACTTGCATTTGCAACCGTAGAAGAGGCCGGGATAAAAGCCCCTAAAATTGAGTTTTTAGATGGCAAAACATATTTAGAATTACTTCGACAAAATGACCCCAATCTACGAAGCGCACCGGATGCCGATTTAGATATGGATTCTAATGTTATTACAGTCAATCAAGACGGTAATTTTGCAAAAAGTTCAGAGTTTGCAATGGAAATCCTCCTTCACGAATTGGGGCATGGATTTATCAAACAGGCCATAAAGGACGATCCGTTTTTCGCATCGAAGATTTTAAAGGAATATCAACCAAAAAAAGGTGAAGAATCTTTTGAATTTGCATTCACTTCAGACTCAGCCGGTTCGCCGATTGATTCAATTCAAGTGAACACTAAAGCAAAACAAATTGCCGAGATGTACGACGGTATTCAGTCAGGTATTGGAATCGGTCGGGATGCAAATGCTCTTGCCCAAGAAATCGGGGCAGAACAGTTTGCTATGATGATGGTGGATAATGGCGGTAATATCTTTAAAACCATTGAACCCAGTTTGCGCCATAAACTCTTAGAATCTACTCGCAAGGTTTTGGGTGTTTTGGGATTAGTAGATCAGCAGACGGGTAATCCTTTATCAATATCCATTTTGGGTAAAGGTATTGAGGCTAAAAATCCAATTTTACAGCGCAGTAAATCGGTCCGCAATTTGTATAAAAACTATGCCCTTCAAAAAGAAAAAGCTTTAGTAGATAAAATCGATTTAGCAGAAAATCCAATGTCCTTGAAATTGGATAAAGGAGAAAATGCACAACAAGCAGTTCAGAGATTATTTAGCTCAAAAGGATTGTCATTAAAAGAGGCTGGAGCATTCAGAATTAAGAACCGTCAGATCAAGAGAAAGTTGATTGAAATTAGGGATCGATTATTTGAAAAACCCGAGGGTGAGATGAGAGCGGAAACCAACGAAAAGGGTAAGCCTGTTTATATCGTTGGGAAAAAATTAACAGACGAATTAAAAGCAATATTTACTCGCAACGATCCCTTCGGAAATATTAATACTTTGCTCAATACTGCGACCGAAGCAATCATGCAAAAAGCTCAAATGACGATGCTATATCGTGCGGGAAAACCGAGCAAATATTCGGACAATGAATTGAGGCCACGGGTGATTGCACCGGTACGATATAAAGTCACCGGACTGGCTAATTCAGCTAAGTCATTTGCGTCCCTAAAATTAGATGCATTTGACGAGGCATATTTACGAAATAATGCGGAGATTTTAGTGGCTGAAGGATTGGCAAAAGATCCTAATAAATTAGTCGAGCTTGCAAGGCAAGTTGCGAGGGATGCAATGAACGATCCGAAAGGTCGAATTAACCCCGAAGGAAAATACGAAAATGAGATCGTTACCGCTCTCTTTGGACAGACCGAATCTGCCCCCCAAATTCGTAACCCACAAATCAGAAGATTACTTGAAGAGGGAAGACTAAAAGATTCATATAGAACCTATGATATTGACGGCCTTGCTGGGCTAGTTCCAACCGGTAAATCGGGTATCTCTTTTGAATGGCATAATGTTAAAAACAACTTCCTACCGATAGATCAAATTTTATTTATGCCCCGTCAGTCCAAAAACTTTGATAAAAAAGTAGCACTCAGAACTAACGAAAGTTTAATCGATTTAGTTGATAAGATTGCCAAGGAAGAAGGAGTCTCTAGAAACGATGTTTTAAATCGGATTTTGCAAGAAAAATTAGACCCCGAAACTCAGATCGAGTTACCCGAAAATGTACCCGCCGATCCAAGCCCCATCGCGGAAGAGATTCCGCCTAAGAATGTAACCCCAAAAGTTGAATCTCGGACACCTTCAATTCCGTGGAGTAAAGGGTCGGACCCGAGCTTAAACTGGTTGAGAAATTCGCCCGATAAAAAGTTATTTATGCCAGCCCAAACGGTTGATCCAAATGTGCGAAGAGCAAACAAATATGCTAGGCAGCTTAAGGACGCCCAAATGAACGATAAAATAATTATTAAAGAGGCCAGAGAAGAGTGGAGGAATCTTGGGTTTGAGTCCGAAAACTTTCAGGAATTTATGCGTGGAAATGAAACAGGCATCCCGCCGGTTTTAGCGGATGAAAAAGCGGGAAATTACATACCTAAAAAAATGTATTACACTGGGCAAATCGGTACACCCCAAGGCGCGAATTATGACCGCTCAATTGATGTGGTGAAAATGGTCAGAGATAAGGTTGATAATCGAGAGTCCCATCGATGGAATCCGGACGAAACAATTATCTTGACCCAAGACAGAAAGCGAGCGAGAGAGATTCAGAAGGAAATTGATCCGGAGCATATTCCACTAGTAATGGCCACGAATGCAAAGTATATTTTTGATGTCACAAATCCTGAACATTTAAGCGCATTAAAAAATCATATTTCCGAGATTCCCAACAAACAAATATCGCCAGAAAAAGAAATGCTTGTGCAGAGGCCAGGAATGATTAATCCAGAGATCATAACAAAAGACGCTGAATTTGATTATAAACCTACCGACTTGCCTACCGATTACAGCAATGTAAATCTCTTTGAAAATGAACTAAAAAGTAATGGCTGGCATGGATATAAATTTACCGATTCCAAGGGTGAACACTTTGCCATATTTGACTCGCGGCGAGTTAAATTAATTGAAGACCAGTCCGCCGAATCAAAAGTTTATAGTAAAGACCGACCATTCGGAAAGGTGAGCGGTTTATTTGGCAAACAAATTCCATCTGATCGAATGAGTTCAGTGCCAAAAAGGGACATTCGATTCATGCCTCAGATGGAAATGAATTTCGAAGGTAAAAGTAAGACTGATGGCTTAACCGAACAACCCTCGCAAGGTATATCTTTTTGGAAGCTTTTTGGCATAGATAAAAATGATAAACAAGTATATAAAAAAGTAGCTGAAAAACTTATTAATACTGGTAGTCCAGATATGGACCCGCAGACCGCTTTAGACTATGGCCCAAGGCTTGGTATGGATGTTAAAAAATTGCGCCAAGAAATGGTAAAAGCCCAGCGTAGAGATTCATCATCCGGCAATAAATATTTCATGCCCAACGACGGGGACTATATGCACAAATCCGGCGGCATTATTTTACCCGATGGATCGTTCATAAAAAAGGAAGTTGAACACAACATCGATTTATTCGATTGGGTCGAAAATAATCCAAAACATCCATTTGCTCAAAAGATGAAAATGGCTGAGAAATTTCACGATGAAAGGTATGGCGAAGAAGAAGGTTTTAATGTCTTAGAAGCGAGCTTAGACGCTGGTGCAATTCGAGTCGCTAGAGATAGCCCAAATTCAAAAAATATTTACATCCAATCGGGTCGTGAAATCCCTAGTAGACTTCGGAGAGAATTAATCGACCAAGCAATGATGACGGGCAACACTTTGATCCAAGATCGCGGCCCGCGAGAACAGATAATTTTTCAGCCAGAAAATAAACTTTTTATGCCAGCCGCCTACCACGGCACACCGCACACCCTAGCCCCCGAAGCGGGCGCACCCTTGGGTAAGTTCAGAACATCGAAGATTGGAACAGGCGAGGGCGCACAGGCTTATGGGCATGGACTCTACTTTGCGGGGAAGACAGATGTTGCGGATTTTTATAGGCAGACTTTGACACAGGATCAAATGTTCAAAGACCTAGATTTAAGGGTCACTCTCAACATGAGAAATTTCATCAATATGTTCAGGAAGAACAAGAATGATGTGGATTTTATGCGTAAACACGCAAATAGAATTAAAGATGATGTGTCCGAGCAAGACTTTAGTGAGTTAACTCGGTATATAAATCATGTAGAAAAAAATGGTCATCCTAAAGAAACAGGCTCCCTCTACAAAGTCGAACTAGCCCCCAAGGAGAACGAGTATCTGCTATGGGATAAGCCTCTGTCCGAGCAACCCAAGGGGGTGAGGGAGAAGCTGGAAGATGTAACACAAATAAATTCACCTGGTGATGCTGTTGTTAGAGATACAGTAGAAAACAATTACAAAGATATAGATGGTGATGCCATCACAGGAGACTGGTTGTATGATAAATTGAAATACGCATACAACGAAGATCAAAAACTTGCTTCTAATTACCTCAAAGAAGCCGGCATACCAGGCATCAAATACCTCGATGGTTCATCCCGATCCAAGGGCGAGGGCGATTACAATTATGTAATCTTCGATGAAGCCGATGTGCAGATTACCGACAAACTCTTCATGCCGGCCTCCGAAGCGGGTGCGGGGAAGGGGAAGCAAGCCGAGGCCGCAAAGCTATGGCAGGAGAAGGGAGTTCTATCGAAGTATTTTAAGAAGTGGTTCGGTAAGTCCAAGGTAGTCGATGAGAACGGCGAGCCGTTGGTGGTTTATCATGGGACGAGTGACTATGGTTTCAATATATTTGATTTCTTAAAACTTGGGGAAAGGACGGGAGCAAAGAGTGCTGAAGAGGGTATTTTCTTTACGAGTAGTAAGGCAGTAGCCGATGGTTATGCTCATTTAGGAGAGGGAGATACTTTTGCCCCTATGGTCGAGCAAATAAAAAAACTAGAATCACAGTTGAATGATTTGCAAAAAACTCCGCTAAAAGATATCACTCCTCAACTGCAAGAAACTTATGCCAAGCTAGAAAGCCAAAAAAATGAAATAGGGAGAGAGCTTCACCAAGCTAGAATGCAAAGAGGTAGCATAATAGATTCGGGAGGGCTTCCACCTAAAGCACCAGGGGCTGGAGTTTATTCTACATATTTAAGTTTTCAGAACCCCAAAATTGTCGATTTAAAAGGTAAAACCGCCCGAGCTTTAGATCAGGCTCAAACTTTTACCGATATTATTAAAGAAGCAAAAGCAAATGGACATGATTCGGTAATATTTAAAAATGCTAAAGATAATGCAACAAGCGACACTGTTAATATTGAGTCCGATATATTCGTCGCCTTCTCCCCCGAACAAATCAAATCGGCCACCGGCAATCGGGGAACCTTCGATGCGGGGGAGAGGAATATAAACTATATGCCCTCAGACTCCAAAGCGCCAAAGCGCCAACCCGCCAATCGCATTACCCGCCAAGCACCCGCTATGCCTGGTAATCG